TGAGTAAAGGTTTAATCGGGGTTCTGGCGGCGGTGAAACTCTTGTGCCAAAACCAGGTAAGCGTCTCTTGCTACAAAACCTTTTGCAAGGTAAGACGCGCTGACTAACAGGTTGTGTTCTCCCCTACCGATCCGCTTGAACCGAACATCTCCTCTTGGGCAGACACCCTTCCTCCTCCCCAGGTCAGTGAACACTGTAGTAAGAGTCTCCGGCTCTCGCTCCTTTCTCCAGTCTGCAGGTCGGGTAGCATTCAATGGAGGGTTGAGGAGGAGGTGAACATGGGTGTTCCCACTTTTGGGACCATTCTCCGGCACCGCTACAAAATCTGTACGCTCTGCACTAGGCTTCCGAAACCATTCTCGGCCCAGCCAGTACTGGTCCAGCAGCAGGTCCATTCGCTTCAGGGCAGCCAACACCTGATACTCCACTAGGGTTACACCGAACTGCACGGTTACGAAGAATTCCCAGTCTTTTTGCGATAGCCAGTGGAACAACTCCCGTTGCCGGACAACACGCCGCTGAAAAGAGTCTGGGTTGGGAACACCTGCTGGGAGGAACTTAAATTTGCCCAGCAGTTTATCTGCCAGGCGCTTACGAGTATCCTCACGCCAGTCTTGCATGGCCCAAAACCCTTTCTCCAGCCTTTGACCTTCTTGCCCACTCAGACCTTTTGACTGGAGTGGGGGTGGCAGGGAAAGGGTTCTGAAAGGAACGCCTGCCACCCAAGGCAAGAAAAGCCACGGCAGCACTCCCGCCGGAGTGTACCGTGATCGAGTAATGGGTTGCGAATCCGCTGCCCGACAACTACATTTATACGGTGGGTGGTGGTGGTGCAAGGACCGTATAATCTGGTGCAAGGACCGTATAATCCCTGTATGCCAGACACCACTATGCAAGAGTGCGATCTCTGTAAAGTGACGCAAGAGGCACTGACGCCGTTTAACCCCGAAACCCTCTGCCCGTACCACCGCAATCAATACGAGTACGCCCTAGCGCAGCATGTACTCGAAGCCACAGCAGATGGTGTGAAATGGTCTACATCGTAGGAGGCGGCGTCTTCGGCCAAGTCATCGCTGCCAAGCTGCGTAGCGACGGCCACTGCGTGACTGTCATTGACAGGCGGGAGAGTGAGGCCGGAAGCCTGCCCAGCGGAGGCCACCTGAAGCCCAGCTGGCTGACCATGATCCCGCGCCGCGACCTCGACAAGTCAATGGAGACACTGGACCACCTCTTCGGTATGGAGACGCTGACGTGCCTCACCGGTATCGGGCCTCTCACTAAAAAAGTCGAACTACTGCGCGTAGACATCGAAAAGATCCTGAGCAATCCCACCCTCCAAGCCAACGTCACCAGAGTCGGTAATGGCTACCTAGAGTACACCGAATACACCGAAGGCCAGAAAAGAAGCCACTGCCGCCTTGAGGGCGTCATCATTGTAGCCGCAGGCGTGTGGTGTAAACAACTACTGCCACGTACCTGTAAAAACCTCTTTGCCAAGAAGGGAATCAGTTTTATCTTCACGGGTGGAGCCAGCGGTGACGAATCTGCCACCCCCAACCTCATCCGTATCTGGGCGCCCTACAAACAAATCGTGCGCACAACGCATGGCCCTAACAGAACCTGGATCGGTGATGGTACGGCGCTCCTGCCGCAAAACTGGAGTGACAGAGTAGAAGACAAAATCTACGCCCGCATCCAGAGTTATGCGCCACGCGATTTTACTGCCCTAGTGCGCCGTCGCGGCCTGCGCCCCTACCTGAGTGACAGCCACCACGACGATCTGGGTGTAGTCCGACAAATCGATACCCACCTCTGGGTAGCAACTGGTGGCGCCAAGAGTGGTACAGCCCTGGCAGGCGTTGCTGCCAATCAAATCTCGGAGGCATTACAGTGATCTCTATTCCTACCCAAGAAGAGATGGAAAACTTCTTTGACCTGTTAGCGCGGTTGCGTACTGACGCCAAACTCCTCAACAGCCTAATCCAAAACAGGTGGTGTATCGTGCCGCCGGACGAAGCCACCTGCCCGTCGTGGTCCATCTGCCGTGGCTACGACGCAGAAAATGGCGTGCCCCTAGACGAAATCGCAGCGCACCGTGACTTGCGCACCGCCCTGCGCGCCGCGCAACTTGTTGCGGAGCGCAATAATGAAGACAAAAAGAAGTGAAGTGAAGAGTGAAGTAAAGAGTGAAGTTAAACTCGACCCACTGGTGTTCGGACTACAGTTAATCGACACCGGTGACCTCGATCCCGTCTACCTCGCCTTACACCACGCCTTTACGGCAGGTAGTATCGACTTCGATCAGTTACAGCGCCTCTGCATCGCCTACTGGTGTTACTACCACCTTGGGGCTGCTGCTCAAATCAGCGAAGAGGTGGATAGCCAGTTCTGGATCAAAATGGAGAAGGGACTGGCAGTGTTCCCGCGTGGCACTGAGCGGCGGCACTACCGAGGAGCAGCCGCCCAAGCCTCCCTCCGCGAGTTACGGAGGCGGTTCCCCCACCCCGAGGCCCTTACCCGGTATCTAGGTGTCTCCCAGATAGCCCCACCTTGCGCATTAGACGGCCCAGGCGCAATCGCAGCGTCCGGGGAGCTACCTACGCTTACCCCCCAGGCCCCGAGCGCTTCTAGAGGCCCTAGACCGCCGAGCCTGAGTACGAAAACGCGCGTACCTTTTACTACGGTCGTAGAACGGGCCATTTGCCTGCCCCTCTTCGGGCCGTGGATTGCTTTCAAAATCGCTGACATGCTAGAGCGCGTTTTGTACACGCCTGTTGACTTCTCCCAGTGTCAGTTACTGGCGCTGTACCGCGAGCCCCGCCTGGGCGCAGAGCACATTGCAGAGATTTGGAAACTCGACACCCCGGACTTGGCGCTGCGAGCCATGATTGCTCGCCTGCGGGTGAAACAGCCGCGCTGGGCGCCACCCACTTTTGACCGCCTGTGTAACGTACAGGAGGCAGAGACAGTCTTGTGCAAGTACAAGTCGTACCTCAACGGCCACTACTATGTTGGCAAAGACATCTTGGAAGTCGCCCACGGCCTAGAACAGTACGCCAGCCGCGCCGGTAACGCACTGCTCCGAGGGCTAGAAACCTGCACTGCTCTACCCAATCTGCGGAGGAAGCCGCTAGTATGACGAACAACACTACGCGCGTCTATAACGTACGTGGCCCAAATGGCTCTGGCAAGACGTTTTTGGTGCGCAGGTGGATGCAGCAGACCGGTGCCCTGGCCTACCCGCGCCGCCCCAACTTGTTGGGCGGGGAGACGGTCTGCGGACCGGTGCAGTACTACAAGTTGGACGACGGTGGCATTGTGCTGGGGTCGTATGAGAACAACTGCGGCGGTGTAGACGCTTTTGATGATTTCGATACCATTGCTCGTGCGGTGCGCCATCATCTTAAGGCTCGTCCGCCGTACCTGATCTTCGAGGGAGTGATCGTCAGCCATATCTTCGGCTACTGGTATGCACTCAGCGAGTCCATCGGTGGCATGACGTGGGTCTTTCTGGACACACCCATAGAAGTTTGTTTAGAGCGCATCTCCGCGCGCAACCACGGCAAGGCGTTTAACACCGAGTACGTGCGCCAAAAGCACCGTGACATCCAGCGCATCTGCACTAAGGCGACCGCTGCCGGAGAGCAGGTAGTGGTGCTGCCGTGGAAGCAAGCGTATTCTGCCTTTTCTGAACTCCTTAAAAAACGCGGTTAAAGCGTTAAACAGTTAAACCGTATGATCTCTTCGGAGGCTAGGAATGGCAGCTTACATCAATACACAATCAACAACACCTATTGCAGGCCGATCACTTCAATTTGTCAAAGAGAGCATTGCAGCCCATAACCGTACCTGGAATGACTGCCTGGCATTAAATGAGAAGCAGCAACGGTTGGGCCAAGCTGCGGTACTCAACTCTAATTTGTATAACGCAGTGGTGACTGGTGGCCAAGGCTCTGGTCTGTCTACTATCAAGGCGCTGGCTGTGGCGGCTTTTAGCAAAGCCTGGCGAGCTAGTGGGGGTAATCTTCAGCCTCGAACTGGCTTGTACGGCCAGTTTTATTTGCAGCGAGGAAAGGATTCCCTTGTTTTCAATCAAAACAAGAGCTACTTTGAACAGCCAGATTTAGGGCGTGTGTACTTTGTGCCAAGGCCCATGTTGGGGCAGCCGGTTCGGATGCGTATAACGTTGAAGCGGGGCAATATGCTAGACCTGGAAATTAGAACAGACAATGGACCACGTCCGCGTACCTCCCGGCGGATCCTCAAACGAAGTCTCACCGCTGCTACTACCCCTAAGAAACTTGCCAATAAACCGAAGCAGGCACCTCCATCAAGTGCTTCGCGGTTTTTGTTGGCGGAAGCGATTGTGCTGAATGGAGAAACTCTTTACCGGGTGGTGGAGGGCAAGACCAAAAAGAAGGCGTAATTGCATGACAGGGAACACGCAATTTATCAACATACGTGGCACCAACGGCTCTGGCAAAACCCATCTGGTGCGTACCAGAATGAAGGAAGTTGGCGCAATTCCCTATCCAAGACGGCGTAACCTGTTTGGTGGTACTTCACTTTGTAGTCGTCGGGTGGAGTACTACCAGCTGGGGGACGGAGGCGTTGTTATAGGTACTTACGAGAACAACTGTGGCGGCTGCGACAATATCCAAGAAGGGTACATCAGAGTGCAGCAGCTGGCAATGGAACGGATGCCAGAGCATCCTGCTTATGTCCTCTTTGAAGGGGTGATTATTGGTAGTACCTACAAACCGTGGCTGGCATTTAGTCAGAAGGTTGGTGGCATGCTGTGGGTATTTTTGGACACACCTCTGGATGTTTGTGTTGAGCGCGTGCAGCAGCGCAATCGAGGTAAGCCAATCAATCTGGATAGAATGCGGGAAAAACACTTAGTAACGCAACGAGACTGCAATAAAGCAATTGCAGATGGAGAGCATGTAGTGGTGCTGCCGTGGAAGCGAGCGTACTCCGCCTTCGTCAAGCTGCTCAAACCGTAAAATCTAATTCATGGCAGAGTTCCTGGGCCAGAAGAAACCGAAGCGAATCTCCACCGAGCCGGACAGCGGCTTCAACGCCATCGGCAAGGCCATTCCGGTACACCGCAAGCGAGCGGCGGATGCCCACCTGAAGGCCATGGGCGTCAAGGACGCGGAGGACCGCTTCCGGTGCATTGCGATGATGGCAGCGCGGCTGGAGCATGATGATCCCTATGGCGCGATGGAAGAGGCAATGCGGTACGTAGACCTGACGGGATCCTACCGCCTGCTGGCCGTACTGCTGACGGACGATGGAGGAATAGCGTGAAGCTCAGAGTACGCGGCCTGCGCATCCTTCTGTACTGGATGGAGGAAAGACAGCGCATCTACCTCAACCGGCAGGCAGGCAAGCCCTGGCCGTGGACGGAAGATCCCATCCTGCAGAAGTTCAAATTTTGCAATACGTACCGGGAACAGGACAAGGAGACCGTCTGGCTGCGGGAGCACTGGCTCAAGCCTTATGCAACTCACCCCAATCTGTGGTTCGCCTGCTGCGTCTTCCGCCAGATCAACTGGTCTCCCACCCTAGCGGAGTATGGCTTCCCCGCAAGTTGGTCTCCGACTCAGCTGTTGTCTGTACTCCTCCAACGCAGGGAGCGTGGCGAGAAGGTCTACACGAGCGCCTACATGATTCCTTCTCACGGAGAGGACAGCAAGGCTGTCTACACCGTAAGGCGGGTACTGCAACCCCTCTGGGAGGCCATCTATGAAGAGAAGGCGCAGCTACCGTGGGACACCGCTGCCTCCCTCACTCCACCAGTAGAACAGGAACACGGCCCCGGCCCTCGCTGCCCGCTAGAGGGCGCTCACAAGTGGCTGACGCAGTTCTATGGCTTCGGGGCTTTTCTGGCCTACGAGGTTGTCTCCGACTGGCGGCACACGCGCTACCTCTACCTTGCGCCGGACATCAACACCTGGGCCAACCCCGGTCCTGGCGCCAAGCGCGGCATCTGCCGGTTACTGGACGTAGATCTCCGCACGCCGATACCCGCTGCAACGCAGCTGGCATACATGCGGGAGGTGTATGACTGGGTTGCCGCAGAGCGAGACACCGCGATTCTCCCCACGCTGGAGATGCGCGACATCGAGCATTCACTTTGTGAGGTGGATAAGATGAGTAGAATAAAGGATTGCAAAAAGCACGGAGGCAAGCACGGTATAGAAACATACCGTAGGGGATTGGTAGATGTCTTATAAGAATCCAATTTGTGGTGTGTACGGGCTGTTCTGTCGGAAGAGCAAGCGCTGCTATGTAGGCAGTTCTGTAGATGTGCGGGCACGTTGGGTTTATTGGCGCTGTGTTCTGAGCCGCCATTGCTATCAAGGCTTGGCGGATTTGAAGGCTGACTGGATGAAGCACGGCGAGCGAAATTT